TAATTCGTCTTCTATTACAACTAAATCTCCAGGTTTGCACAAGAGAGTTTCTAAACCTGCAGTGAAAGCCACTTGTTGGTTTTCTTTTATTTTAGAAAAAATTTGATGTTCGGCAGCTCTACGAGCCATAGCTCTAGAGGTTATCCCTACACCATCTATACGTTTCTTGAAAATGCCACGCTCTTTTATATCCTCTTCGTCTTCGACGATTTCTATTTTAGGTTCATATTGATTAAATCTATCTTTATATCCTATTTCTATAGTATTGAATTGTTCGTCTCTTCTGTTATTAGAGTAATAGAACAAGCCATCTTTGACGCTTTCATTAGTAAACAAATTAATTGCGTTTCTAGGTCTATCGTCTACAAAATTGATCTCAGAATTACTAAAGAAAGTTCTCCCTCTGAAGAGAGAGGCGATAGTATTTATAGCATCAAATATCTTCTGCCCTTGGTCGAAGACTATATTGCAGGAGAAACGGGGTTCTTTCCCCCCTCTACCATCCGTAACTCCTAAGAAATAACCTTCATTATCCACGTTATCACAAAATCTACCTATTTTATAGAGTTGCCATTTATTTATTTGGTCAACATTAATATGGGAACCCATACCATATCTACTATTAGTTAACAGATCATATAGTATCCATGCAGGGTTATCTGTCCATTGTAGAGTATCATGGAATAAACCATTCCAATCTCCTTTATAAATTAATTTATTTCTTTGGCTAGCATCATTAAATTCTTCTTCGGTGTCATAATACCTTTTATCTATTCCGTTATTAGAGGGGAAATAGTTATTGGGGATTTTTACTTTTTTAAGTTTGCAGTCATAACTCCTTTTAGGGATACTACTAAAAGATCTAGAATCTAATTTAGTACCCACTATAGCAGAGAATGGGTAGGGCAGATTTGCGTTTATGATTTCTGTGACTTTGCTAACTGAGACGACTTTATCTAATAGAACAGAATTGGTCTCATAAGAAAGTTTTGTTACTTTTACATATCTATTTTGCGTCTGCGTCGCGTCAATAGTGCTAGTTTCTATAGCTTGTTCTCCATTATCCGAAAGAATACTCTTCTGGTGGGTTCCATTAGGAGGCAGCTTGAAAGGTCGAGAAAGAGAATTAAAATCTTCATCTGCACTATTTAGTGCTATGACAAACTCTCTACTACTAAGTGATTTATAATCAGGATTACCGATATCGATCAAAGTGTTCCCTTCTATCAAAGCTACTACCCTAAAAACATAAGTTTTGAATGGTATTTGCCCGTCAGAGCAATTACTCTTATTGCCGATAGAGCCAGTTTCTACACTTATGTTTAATACAGCGGGGAAAGTCGTTCCTATATCCAAATCTTTGGCTTTTTCACCGACCCTATCTCTCACGTTTGGGACTTTTTTGATAAGGGTATCCTTTAGAGAAGAAATATCTAAAGTTATAAAGACTTCTTCTACATTAGGATTATAGACTATATGTACGACTGGGATCGGTTTTTCATCGAAATTAGCTAAAGAACTTTCTGCCCAAGATGAGTAATTTCTTCTAGCATTGACGTACAAACTGTTTCTGTCAGGATTAGCCATCGATCTTGCATCATCGCTCCCTTCTTTGTAAGGCAGACCATTTAAATTTAATTGAGTGTTAAAGTTGGAGGCTGATTGGCCGATAACGCTGTCTCTTGTTAGCATATCTTTATTATTTATGATGCGTTGGGGCGCATTGACTTGTAGATGGTAATTATAAAGCGGATCATAATTATACACATACCCATTTGCCACGCCAACCCCAAAAGGCCCGAATAGTTCTCTACCATATTGATGATCAATAAAAATCTTTTTAAAATCATTAAAAGGAGATTGACTCTCTTCGCCCTTGCGGATCTCAGCTAAAATATTACTATAATTAAATTTTAATCTACCTACAGAAATAGAATTGTTTCTTTTTGCGTATTTAAAAGAGCTTAAATCCTTTAACGCATTTATAATATCACTGGGTATTTTAAATGTCTGATTCAATCCATAGTTACGAGTTCTGTTATCAGCCTTATAATAATTCCAAGACGCTATATTTTCCAGAGGGAATTCGAAGATTAAGAATCCATGCATCTCTCCATCTAAAACTCCAGCATCTGAAATTTTAGGGCAAGTGACATCAGTAATTGTTATGCCTGAGTTTTCCATAACGGCTATGAGGTCAAAACCAGATGTAGTTCCATAAGGCAAAGTCTCCATCCCCATTAGAGCTTCGCCATCCAATATCTGTTTATTCACTAAAGCGGGATTACTTAGAGAAGAGACCTTGCATATGGCTATTCCACCGAAGTCGGACTTCAGGTGATTAGATAAGAGAGTGCTTACATCTCCCTCGTTCCAACCCATGTTCTTTAAAGCTCTATTGGCTAATTCTTTTTGCCATTTATTTGTTTCTATACCTTCGCCACCAGTATACAGATCTAAAATGAGCTTAAGATCTTCCTGTATTAATTCGTTAAGGACTGCGACGTTATCAGAGAATACTGTGATCCCAGGACGCCTTGGACTTACATCCGAAGTTGAATCCCTAGTCCTAAGGGCTAAGGCTGAATAAGAATTTGGATGATTCTAGTGTAGTAGTATCTCCCCATATTAGACTGCTATTTTGGACAGTCCCTTTTGGTTGCTTATTATTCCTGTAAGCAGCGTTTGAATCATCATAGTCTGTTTGTAGTTCTCTATTAAGATACCAAGGGAACGTCTGTGCTGAAGACGGTCCTCTATATTGAATAAAACCTCTGATAAAAAGAGCATAATTTTCTTTTTCAAGTGGTAAAGCCTTTGGGTTAGAGTTTGCGTTTGGGGAGCGAAAGCCTCTCAAGTCTTTGAATTGCGATCTTAGAAACACCATGACGACATCGGGAAATGAAGGGTCTTCAAAAAGTTCTATTCCTCCAGATGTATCGGATTCTAAAGATGTTATCTTGCCGTCTTCACTTCTATCAGTTACCTTTCCTAATTCTTGAAAAAATTTACTTAAATACGTGGCTGCTACTGGGTTATCTAATTCTAAATTAAGAGAATTAATAGTATCAATTTCTAGGGACGTTAGACTATTAGTTCTTTTCGCGGACTTGCTAGTTACAGCTACAGGCGTATCATCTAAATAAATACCTTGTAATATATTCAAACCATCCACTAATTCTCCATGCGAATTGACAATACCTTCAATGGGTCCATCGCTTAATAGATCTAATGTCTCTGCATAACTGTGGGAGGCTCCATATTGGAGTTCTCCCATAACAGGAGGTTTATAAATAGGAGGCTTGGGTTTACTTCCTTTGCCCCCCGCTCCTGCGATGCTTAGTTTTTTAAGAAGATGTTTCATGATCCTTCGTTGCCTATAAAGATTGGGTTAATTGTGCTATCCCGCAAAGCTTCTCTGGGTTGGACATGTTGTGGATAAGATTTTATTGTGGCTTGTATAACTTGTGAGCCGACTCGTAAGCGCCCATAACCTATGGGGACTGGTGACCCTTGACTCGCTACGTTAGCGGTATTACTAAAAATCAGAGAACTTTTTGATGCTTTTGCTGTAATTTCTAAAGCTTCGTTTTCAGGTTTAGGTGTTAGGGCATAACTAATGGCTGCAAAAAGGATCGAATTAGCTATAGAAGCCCAAAAAGTAACAGCAGCTGGGGAAAGCGTAGTGAATATCATCCCGATAATTGGACCCATCGCAGGACCACTGCCTGAGATAGCTGGGACAAGATCTATAGTATCAGGATTTAACATATGGTCCATATCTGGACCATGAGTAATTCTTGTCTTATTGATGATTATATCGTAGCAAAGGCCTTCTCTTTGCAGTTCTACCAATCGTTGTAAAAATCCCTGTTTATTACAATCTATAGCCTCCAAAACATCTTTTGGGTTAGGTAGGCTTAATGTGAATGAGCCGCCATACTCTCGCGCTAGAATTCCATGTATATTTACTACTGTCATTTTACAACCTTTATCCTTTCCAGTATATTTACATCTGATTCTATAGTTTCGGGCGTATAAATATTTATTTTTTTTGTGTTAAGGCTGTATATCAAAAAAGGTTGGCAGCAATTGTCTGCCATCTTCACATCAAATTCGGATTCTGTTTCATCTCCTATGATGTGGCTATGGAAAACAGCCACCATACTATAGGAATCTTTGAAGAGTAAATAGCTCAGAGGGTTGATTAGGAAATGTGATCGAGGGTTTGCTGCGATATTGTCCTCTTTTTGAATTATAAATTCTTTTTTTTCATGATCATAACCTAAAAATCCACAGATTTCTTGCTTGAAATGCTTATGAGACATTTCTTTTATTTTATGTAGAGCCGTAACTTCCCCTTTACAGTTGTGTATTTCTTGCATAGCTAAATCCATCAGTTCCAGGGTAACCTCCAAAGTTAGGAAATTCTGGTGTTGCGTTTTGGAGAAGGGTTAATGGGACTTCTTTATAACCTTGAAGAATACCCGCAAATTCTCCACTGCCAGTTAAATGAATATCTCCTGTGTGGATATCCAACATCCCGATATCGTATGCAGCTGAGATGAACCCAGTTGAAGCGTCCCACCAAGCGACTAAACTATCTTTTCCATAAGAAAGTAATCCATCTCCACTACCAGTTATCGTCCCAAAGCTTCCAGTGCATTCATTGTAATTTCGCGGGATAAAATCTAAAGAATTAAAAACTCCATTCGGAGTCGGTATTCTTTTATAAAGATAAT